TGTTCTTCATTATCACTGTTTTGTTCTTCATTATCACTGTTTTGTTCTTCATTATCACTGTTTTGTTCTTCATTATCACTGTTTTGTTCTTCATTATCACTCGAGCTACTATCTCCGGTAGGCTCCTTGCATACGTTAACGGCATCATCCATATTGATTAGTGGGAATTCATCGTCCAAACTGGTTATTTTGAATTCGTCTACCAATATTTTCATATATTCATTTTTCGTCATTGTATGCATCGTAACATTAGAATCTATAATATCTATCGTATACCGGTCGTCAAACACAAAAGGTTTTTCTTGATATTCCAAACTCCTTCGAACAAACGCTTTTGAAAAGATGCTATTATTCACACAATACATTTCATTGGGTAGAAATAATAGGTCAATATCTTCGGTCATATCAGGGTGTTTGTATACAATTGATATAGGTACACAATTCGATTTTTCGATAGGCGTCACAACATCAAGTTTAATGTCGTGTCCCGAGCACTTGCGAATACAATACAAATTGTTCTGTTTAAGAAATACACATGTATCATTATATTGAACTGATTCGTTTAAGACAGATAAATACGCACTCTGATACTTTCTTACGCATTCGGCTTCAGTGAGAGTATCAGATAGATTATCATATATTTCCAAATAAGAGTTGTCTTGATTACTTATTCTACACACATGAATCCAAGTATTCATTTTTGGTTCAATATTCTTATTACTAGTTAAATCGTCAACCCATTCTTTCATAGAAACACATTGGTCTACGACTTGTTTGATATAATCATTTGAATTATATAACAATATTCCTCCTCGTTCCGCATAAACACATATTTTGCTGAATGTCCATAATAAATTCATTCCGATTGTTTTACCTTGTTCACTATTAGCCGCCGCGACAATTGTATCATAAAGGTAAGTATATAATTGAATACTCATATTAAAAAATTGCCGGGTTCCATGTATAGCATATGGCTCAAAATGTGCAGTATCGTTAGTTGTTTCAGACATTATAAAAATACTATAAATAAATATTTAAGTCAATTGCAATGATATTATATTTTTTGTATTTTTTGAGATGTAATTAGTAATATATAGAACATAAACAAAATGTTATCTTCTATCTCGAATGTATTTTCATTTACACACCCAAAGAAGGTCTGTATGACCTATATGCGACATTTTTGGTTTTCGATGTCTTTATGTCGTCGTTTTGCGATAGGTAGTATACAGGCTTTTATTCATGCCGTATTGCCTGATTGTTATATTACTTCGTCAAGTGATTTAATATCAGAAATTCAACACGACATGTCCAAGATTGGATGTCGCGATAAAATAGATATTATCCCCGACGATTCGGTAGTATCCTAAGTATGTAAAACATTCGAATATTTTACATATTTATATTGTTGTTTTTAAATGTCCAAAGATATCGTGTTTTTATCAGAACGTTGCTTTCTACGGTTTGTGCGAGTAGGTAATGTGGTATTTTGTCCATCTCTAAGTGATGATGCACTTACCATAGATGTATTTTCATCATTACGATTATCGCCCAAATTTACTTCACGTGTTTTTAAACCAGAAAGTAGACTATCTAAGTCAACGCTTTGTGGTCCACGCATTTCTGGTCTCGATGTAGGCTGATTTTGTTCAGTGGATACATTCTCATATTGGTTATTTACATTCACACCTTCTTCGCGAAACATGGTTCCTCTACCCATCGAAATATCTGGTCGATTAGTAGGTGCAGTTGTATACTGCATTCCCGGTCTACTTGGTGGTGCTTGTGATTGTGTTTCCATAGGAGGAGGAGGTACTCCGTGAGAAGTGTTTACTTGTTCGTCGGGGTGTAAAACGCTGTTTACAAAATCAAACCCGGGACTTTGCTGAGACATTGTTTGTGCAGTCGCGGTCGAGAACATTTTCATCAATTCCGGACTCTGCTTAATAACATCATTGAATCCGGGTGTAGCAGTGGAAAGTGCTTTATTGGTTATATTCAAGACAGCACCACTGAATCCAACGCGTAATAATAATGATACTTCAGGAGACATCTTACCACCCTTATACTTGTCGTGGAGCTCCGAAAAAATGTCTTCATAACTATCAATATCCTCATTAATTTGCTCACCCCAGCCATCTAGATTTAATCCAAATGGGTCAAATACTGCGTTACCATATTCAAGTGAATTAATCAATGTTGTAAACCACCAACCTTGTAACTTAACACTGTCTTTTTTACGTTTGTCTTCCATCGCAGTTTCATATTCATCTTCGACTTCATCGTAATCAGAGTCTAGATTGAAATTAGAAGTATGTTTAATGAATCCTTTTTCAGACCATTCCTCTAATTTTTTAATCATAGCACGCTTTTTGCGACGCTTTTCACGCTCGGTCATACGTGGTGCAGTTGTATTGGGAACATCATTCATTTTACCGTAGCCGTCCCACGTGCTTGTAGAACCGATACCGTCCATCGTAGCAGAACCAATCTTAGAATCGGTTTCAAGAGGAGCATTAGTAGGCGTATTACTAGCACCGCCAAATTTAAATATATCAGCAAATCCTCCGCCACTATTTGATGTGGATTCGTTTGGTTTATTGGATAATTCGTTTAATTCGCTTTCCAGAGCATCTAAATCTTTTACATCAACATTTGTAGAACTAGTTCCTGAACGTCCTTTATCATTCATTAACAATTCTATACCAGGTCCGAAATTCACAGAAGGACCAGAATCGGCAGGCCTTGCTTGTTCATGGTCGTGTAATTGAAAAGATACAGGCTCGAGATCACTTAATCCAATATCAATGATTTCCATAAAATCAACTTATGATAAAGACACACTATTTATTTTTAAGTTGTCCGCATAAGTAATTAGTTTTGTGTGTTTTAAATACCAGATTCCTTGTAAAAATGCATCGGCCAAATCGTCCTTCTTGGGTGTATGTAAAATATCTCTCCAATTTCCTAAATGTTGATTTGAACATAGGAACTTTTCGCAAAATTCGACACTATCTTTTTTATGTTGTTTATAGGTATCTCGTTCGGCAGAAATCACTAAATGTTTTAATTTGTTCGCAGAAGATACAAACTCTATATGTGGTAAATATGGTTGCATAATATAATATTGCGCCAACATTCCTTGAATTGTTTTCATCCGTGAAGCTATTGTAGATATTTGATTTTCCATTATTACATGTGTAATGTTATGAACATTGCGTAAATTATCCAAACACGTTTTCATATTTCGACCGATAGTGATTAAATCTACTTCACCTGCTGTTTTTTTCTTTCTAAAGATTATCGGATTTATACCAATCGCATCCAGATGTTCCAAGATAGCATCACAATATGATTTTTTGGTTGGAAATATTGGTGTATCTTTCCATACTTTGTATGTATTCCCGCAATCAATCAACTCGTTTTTCTTCATTTTTTTTATGGTCGCGGGAGAATTCGATTTATTTCTCAATATCCAGTTGTTCAATTTCATACTTTTTTTCATGTGTGTTTCGCAATAATATTGTCCGTCCTTCACATATTTTGCCTTACTGTTACAGTTACTATCTGCGTTTTTCTTGGCGAGTTTGCAAGTGCATTTTTGAGGTAATTCATATTCGTCCATTAAATTTAAAACACCCCAATCTTGGACTTGAACTGTATCGCCATGAACAATAAAAATGCAATACGCCATATTTTTGATTCCAATATCAAAGCTGATTAATTTCATGTGTAATAATAGTTGATAATCAATTAGTTCTAAATGGGTGTTTAAAGAAGAAATAAATGAAATATTACATGTTTGCTCCTTCACACGCCAATCGGTCTGCTTCTCGATTTCCAATAGAATGAATATCCATCAACCTTGTATGTGCTTTTACATGAATAAACTTGAGTGTAGACATTTGCGAATATAGTTCGTATAATTCACGAACTAAATCCTGGTTAGGAATATCATCTTTCCACTGTTTTTTCGCACATTTTTCGCCGTATGTGGTGGCGCATCGTATTGAATATTCCGAATCGGTCACAATAGCTACACACTTGTCGTTTCGAACATCATTTTCAACTAATTGTATTGCTTTTATAATCGCAGTCAATTCTGCAGCATTATTTGTTTGTTTACCGGAAAGTCGCATTGATACATTCCGCGAATCGTTTGGGCTAAAATATATTCCGATTCCCGCAGATGCATTGCGTGTTCCATTTTTACTGCATGCACCATCTGTATATACATAATAATCTGGTTGATAGTCAATATTTGTAGATGATTTGGTATGTTCATCTATAAATTGGGTCGCATCTTCTAGAGTAGTAAATTTTTTGAAGATAGCATTACTATATCCTTGGACAGATT